GCAATAACTCCAACAACATTTGAAACTTGGGATAGTATATTAGGTTCAAATGCACAAAACCGACAAGGTATATTAGACAAGTATGTTTCTCAATCTGCAAATCAAACTGAATTAAATGTTGATTATAGAGACTATGCTAACTTTGTACATTTTAGCTCTGCAAAAGAAAGATTAGAAAACTTCAAATATAAAATGAAGTTATTAGAAGCATACAGTTCGTCTCTTGCTACAATAGATGCTATACCTGAATATAGTAAATCTATAATAACAAAAGCAAATGAAGCTGAATGGAATTCTAAAATATACTCAATTAAAAATGGATTTGATGGATATGAAAAATACTTATATTATAATTCATCGTCTTATGAATCAAGTTCGCTAGGCGTATATCCTATAAAAAACTGGCCAAAAACAAATAACAAAAAACCTTATGAGCAAGCAAAAGTTGCATCGGCACAAGCGACTGAGTGGTTTGCATCTCAATCTAATGTAGCACTTGATTATGATGTTGTAGTTAATGAACACAATTTAGAAAACACAATACCTTTTCATATACGAGAAGATTCAGACAATCAAAACTATATAACATTTGTAAATATGACAGGCCATCACTTTGACGAGATTTGGACATATATATCTCATTCAAAAGATGTCAACAGTAGAGAAAACGAATTATATCAAGGTATATCTAAAGATATTGTATATAACGTACTTGCTTCATTTGGTTGGGAATCTTTTCAAGGCTTTCATTTTAATGACCTTTGGGAATACGCTTTAGGTACAGATGCTGAAAATAACTACGCTTCAAAAACAAACAATATAAGCGCACAGTTAAAGATAACGAACGAATCCAACACAAACATGAATGATGCATACGCTCAAGTAGTACACCATTCAGGAACACCTCCATATACATATCAATGGGGAACTTCTGGTTCTGGCGCACTAACTGGTCTTACAACAGAAGATAATCTTCAAATGATTGGACCATTACAAGCAGTAGGTGCGATAAACGTTATTGTGACCGATGATGAAAATAAATCTGTCACTCTTGCAGGAAACGTTCTTACAAACCCATCGTCTCCATATCAAGTAGGTGCTATCACAACAGGAGTTAATCACGCTTCATCAATAGTGTTAGCATCAGACTCAATGATGTCTGGTTCTATGACTAGAGAGGAAATGTCTAGAGAAACTTGGAAGCGAATGTTAAACAACATACCTTTATTACTAAAAACAAAAGGTAGTGAAAGAGGTATAAAGGCGTTAATAACAACCTATGGTTTACCCCCAACTCTTTTACGAGTATTTGAATACGGAGGTCCAAGAAAAGTTAGAAAAACCGGGTCACTTGTAAGATATGATAAATTTAGTTATTCATTAGAATTTACAGGAAGTCAATATCTTCAAGGTCCGTGGAGAAAAGCTACTAACTTTCCAGCTGATGCAGCTGTCAATAGAACACCTGATTCTGTAGAACTTAGGTTTAATACTTGGACACCTACTTCTCAATCACTTATTTCTTGGGAAGATACTATGGGTATAGGTATTGTACCTCATGAAAGCGCTAGCAATCCAAATTCAGGATATTATAATTTTGGAGCAATAACTGCTGACTTTCATAATGGTAATATAGCAACGTCTTCTTACTTACCTTTATATGACAACGATTGGTGGAACGTATTTGTATCAAGAGTGACCGCATCTTATAATACAGCCAACCAGCATTTTCATGTTGCTGTCGCAAAAGCACCAGACTTTGCAGTAGGTAGGATAACACATACAGCGTCAATGTATGTTTCTGCTAGTGAGAACCAGACAGATGAATGGAACAAAGGTCTCACAATAAGAATAGGTTCTAATAACTTTAATACAACTTATGCAAAATTTTCTGGTTCAATGCAAGAATTTAGAATGTGGCAGATGCCAGGTGATGACCAAGTTGCATTAGATGAGTGGAACGAGCTAGAACCTTTTCACAATCATGTTAGAGACCCACAGCAGATTCAAGGATATGGAGCAACAGGTTCTTATAATCAATTAATTGCAAGATACTCACTAGGAGCAGACTTAAATAGATATTCTGCTTCAGATGGCTCTGGTTGGGGTTATCAAACAAACGCAGGTAAAGCAATAGTATCAAGTTCGGCTCCGAGTTCTTGGAGATTGCCAAATCCTTATTTTGGAAATTATGGTTCTATTGGAGAAGTGGCTACAAACTTAACTGCAAGTGGCTGGGAAATGGATGTCACCGTCGATTGGCCTACTGAAGAGGAAAGATACTTCACACCTATGCCAGATTTAGTAGGTACAAAAGAACTTAGTGATAAAACTCGTATAGAAGAATCAACACTATTAGGAAGACTTACAAATGAAAGAAAAGTAGAAAGAAGTACATTTGATAAAGCTCCATTAGATTCAAATAGATTAGGAGTTTATTTTGCACCTACATATGAAATAGATATTGATATTGCTAGAGAACTAGGTGGTGCAAAGTTTGATAATTATGTAGGTAATCCATTAGATTATAGAGATGATGAGTATAAGAGATTAAGAATGTTAAGATATCACTATTGGTATAAACATCAAAATCCTTATGACTTTTATGATTATATAAAAATACTACGACACTTAGACCATACACTATTCAAGCAGATAGAGCAAATAGTACCTGCAAGATGTAATGCTCAAATAGGTTTATTGGTAAAACCTAATATGTTAGAAAGACCTAAATTCAAACAGGCTTTTGCAGAAAGAGATTATCACGACATACATGGAGTACTTGATACAAGTAATTATAGAGTACAAGGTCAGACAACTGTATTAGGAGGTCCTATGCACCAATGGCTAGACCCTAAGACAAATAAATACTCTACAGGTTCTGCACAAGCTGGAACAAATGCAGTAAACGCGTTTACAGGATTTAGAACATATCAAAGTAATTCATATGTTGAAAAACCTTTATATACAGAACAGTCAGAAGGTGAATTGGTTGCATTTTTAGATACTAGAACTCATCATGGATATGACTTAGAAGATAGAGGTGGTAGAATTATATGGAGATATCTACATCAATGGACTGCTCAATCAAGCAGTGCGTCATATGTTAAAGGAGAGTTATACGGAACAGTCGATGCATATTACCAGCAGCAATCTTATTCTGGTGAAAACAATTTTATGTTCTTCTTAAACGAGCCTAAAACAATATATGATAATCATTGGGAGTTAGATTTTCTAGCTGACAGACAGAGTACGGAGTCTCACGGTACTATAAGTCCTGAAGCTGCTTATAAATTTAGAGAGAATCAGCAGTTTGCTGCAAATATCACACCTCGACATTCAGGTAGGCCAGAATCATCAGGGCTTTCAGAACAAAGACGTCTTAAATCTAATTTTTCTGACCACGGTAATATAGCATATTACTATCATTCTAGAATGTCTAGAAAGTATTATAAGGAAAAGTTTTATTATATGTCTCCTAAAAACAACATGCATAATAGTGCAAGTACTGGAGGTAAATTTTCTAACGTTAGTATGAGTGGATGGTCAGGAGAAGAATTAAAGCATGGTTTTTATAGGTCAGGAATAAGACCAGTAAGTAGAAGTTATGAACGTGCAGATGTACAGGATTATAGACCAAATGCTATTAATAATTTATATCACGGAGGTTGTAAGCTTGTAGGTTCTGATTTTAATATGCCAGTATTAGATACAGTTGACGGAGGTCCAGTTGTAGAGTTTACAGATACTTCTCCTAATAGAATTATGATAACTCAACGAACAGCAGAAGGCGGTGATATTGTAGCTACAGGACAAACAATGACAAGAGGCCTATAAAAAACTATTAACTATATATTTATATTAAAGAAAATAAAAGTGGGAATAACACATGGGATATTTAGATAAAACAACTATTACGGTCGACGCAATTCTTACAAAGAAAGGCCGAGAACTTTTAGCAAAAGGTTCTGAACAATTTAAGATAACACAATTTGCTCTGTCTGATGATGAAGTTGATTATGGACTGTGGGATGTTAATCACCAACTAGGTTCTAATTATTATGGACAAGCTATCGAGGCAATGCCTTTGGTTGAAGCTGTACCAAATGAAACTTATATTATGAAGCATAAATTAGTAACGCTTCCTAAAAACATTTCTAGAATGCCTACTGTGACAGTTGGTGTGACAGATGTAGTTTTACTTTCTGGTGGTGATAAAGCACCGGTAACGCCAAATACTGCAAATTACGCAAATGGAAACAAGACTTATGGATATACTGCAATACTAGCAGATTCTGATGTATGCTACTTAAACGTTGCAAGTGGTGGTAGAATTTCTAGTGGATATAATCCAACAATAGCAGATTTTATTGGAGATACTGGAAATTCAATAACAGTTACGGGTACAAGATTTGAAGTTGTTGCAAAGGCCCAGCCAATAGAAGACAAGACAACGACACTTACGATAATTGGTAATGAAACTGGTGGATACGTTACAATCAACGTTACAGTTAAGAAAGAATCAACAGCTACAAACTTAGTTGAAGATTATTATTACGACCAACCGTAAGATATAGGAGAAATAAAAAATGGCAAAAGGAAATTTTAGTAAAAAATTCAATAAAAACAATGCTCTATCTAGAAACTATTCTACAAGAGTAGGTGGACGTAGACGAAGGCCAACATCTCCTGTTAGAAGACGAACAATTCAACCTATATATAATAGGTTTTCTAGAGAGGATATTGTACAAAATGCAAAAGCTGATACAATCACTGCAGCAATGTGGTCAAATAATGACGGTGAGCTTTTAGACGCATCCAACGAGCTATACACATCTTCAGTTCAGATGGCTGCGTCAGGTTTATATTATGCAGAATTATATAGAGACGAACCTCAATTAACAGCATCAGCTGAACCTCAATTTGCAGTAGCTTATGGTAATTCTAATGGTTCTGGTTCTGCACCAATTTCAGAATACTCTTCTGATGGTATGACACCAACAAAAGCTATTTACCAACAATATCGTAATTTATTACTTGCACCTGGTGATGATTATTTTACAATAACAGACACAAGTAATAATACAACTTATACAGAAACAGGGTCTGTATTTATAAACATCAACAGACAAAGATTTAAGGAAAGAATAGACCCAGGTAATTGGGAGATAACAATATCTTCTTCGGTATTCACAAATACAGCTGTTGCTGGTCCTGGTGCTAAATTCACATTAACTGATAATAGCTCTGTAACGTCTCCTGTGTTAGGAGATAGTGGAGCTCTTTATAAAGTTGTGACAGGTTCGATGGGGACAACAAACGCATCCGCTGTTCAATTCGGATGGCTTTATCCTGATATGGGAGTTATAATGTTATCTGCAAGAAAATTAGGTATGCCTGAAGAGACAAATTATTGTTGGTGTCCTGGTCAAGCAAATGATGTTGCTTCAACAAATATGAATCCTCAAGTACACTATATGATTGGTGCTTTCACCGGTTCGTCAAACGATGCGTCATTTGCAGCAAGAAGTGCAGAAAGAATATATTCAACTCATTACTTTATAAGATTAAAAAATAACGAATATAACTTTAGTAATAATCCTTCGTTTACTTCTGGTTCTCAAGGAGAATTTGCTCACCCATCAATGTATCGAGACCCACATGTTTATATAACAACTGTAGGTATGTATAATGATAGAAATGAGCTTTTAGCAATTGCAAAGTTGAGTAAGCCGTTATTAAAATCATTTACAAGAGAGGCGTTAATTCGAGTTAAATTAGAATTCTAATAAGGGATAGAGTATGGGCACCACATTCAAAAACTTTAGAGGTGACGAAATACAAATTACCCCCTATGATGCTCACAAGGAGTATATTGTCTATATTGAAGATTACGAAGGTAGATATTATGAACCTTATTATGAACAATCTAGGATTTTCAATCACCCACTAACATCTTCTGCTGAATTAGAAGAGCGTGAAGTGTCATTGAGTGTATTTACGTATGATGCTGAATACGACCCAAGCTATTTCTTTCCTGATGAGTATGGTAAATATCAAAACCCATTGTCATCATCAGGGATGCCAAAAACCACAAATGGATATTTCAAAAGAGCTATACACTCTTCTATTCAAGGTATGTATTACACAAACCCTGACGACCCATGTTGGACATTAGACAATTCAGGTTATGAAAAAGAATATAGAGAAATTAATCATACAGCTCAAGTAATATCAATACCTCAAAGAATGTTTGGCGACAATCTACACAAAGGTAGTATAAAAATACAATCAGGTAGCGTTGGTAATAGAATTACTTTGTACGACGATGGCTTTGGAAACTTATATGACAATGAGTTGACAGGCTCTTACACATGGGCAAAACTAAATGGATTTATAGAATCTGCATCTGTGGCAGAAAGCACTTCGGTTAGCTATGTTTCTAAAAGTATTCTGTCTCTTAATTTTTCTGACCTATATAATAGAACAGGTCAATCAGTCACTGCAATAAGCATAAATAAGAAAGATGTATGGAAGCAGAAATTCGGCGGCCATCAATTTGACGTTGCAAATAAAACTAGATTTTTTGAAAGGTCTCGCTATCCAAATAATGTGCACATGTTTAATGCAGGTGTCACAAGAAGTAATTCAGAAGGCGCATATATTATTTTAGATGGAGTCGAAGGTTCAACAACAGCCGAAAGAAGTAATGAAAAAAGTGGTAGTTTTTTAGAAGTTCAACCGAAAACTTGGTTAGACCTCAGAAGAAACGAAGACTATACAATAGCAATGAGAATATCATGTTCTGCAGAACAACCTACGGCTGACAATGGATTGCACAATTATAATCATTTGTTTATTACGCACAAACAAGATTATACAGCTCCAGGTGGTTCAGGATATCCTTTTTCATTAAGACAGGTATCTGATAACGCACCTCTATCTGGTGTATATGGAATACGAGGTCATTTACAGGCACAGATTAGAGCAGGTACTTCTTTTGTTAAAATAAACAGCACAGGCTCAGTCACAGGTTCAGGTAATAAATGGTGGGATGTTGCAATAACAAAAAATGAATCTACAATGTCATTTTATATTGATGGTGAATTACAAGGTACGGCACAAATACCAGAAGGTCAGCTGCATAATAATGGCCCTATATCGATTGGCTGTACACGAGCATGGGGAGGATATTATACTCAAACAAATACAGGAGGTGCAGGTAATACACAACAACAACCTTTGATAGAATCACGTGCAAACTGGAAAGGAGGTATAAGTAATTTCTACATGTTTGAAACTGCACTAACACCTCCCGAAATACAATACTATTCTGCAACTCAAGGTAGGTTAACAAATTTGGTTGGAAATGTTTTTTATAATCACGGTATAATTACATTGACAAGTGAAGCTGAGAGATATAGAGCAGGAGGTGTTCCAATGCTGTCTCAATGTACACTATCATTTGAAAACTCTCATCAAATTTTAGAGCACGAATACAATATACATCTAAAAGAAAGAGAATACATGTATACTATGAACCCAACAATTGTTGGTGATTCTAAACTAGGAACTTTAAGACATTTTGTCACACAATCATCTTGGTCTCCATATATTACAACAATAGGTTTATATGACCAATATGCTAGACTTCTTGCAGTAGGTAAATTATCTAGACCTATAAAAAAGTCAGAAGATTATGACACTAGTTTTGTAGTTCGATTTGATACGTAAAATATGAGTCATTGGTTATATAAAAATAAAGTGCTCAATGAAGCACCTAAAGATTCGTTTGGTTTTGTTTATTTAATTACAAATATAAAATCAGGTAAAAAATATATAGGTCGCAAGTACTTTGGAACGACACGTAGAGTGAAAGTTGCAGGTAAAAAACGACGAAAGGTTGTAAGAAAAGATTCAAATTGGAGAGAATACACAGGCTCTTCAAAGCAATTAAATTTAGATATAGAAAAATTAGGAAAGAAAAATTTTAAGTTTGAAATACTCATTATGGGTGAAACCAAAGGGCAGGTAAATTATTTAGAAGAGAACATACATCACCGATGTCACGTTTCAGTAAAAGAAGAGTTTTACAATGATTGTATTGGTCCAAGAAGATTTGCTAAAGTTAAATTTTCTAAGAAAACTGAAAAGCAAATAAACGAGCTAAAATTTTAATATATCGGAATAATTTGTTATATTATATACATGAAAAGTAGACAATTTATTAATTTGTTAGAGAGCGTATTAGGTCAATCAAAAAGTAGCGGAAATGAGCATACTTTTTCTTGCCCATACTGCAATCATCATAAGAAAAAGTTAGTAATAAATGTAGCTACTGAAAAATGGCATTGTTGGGTGTGCGGTGTAAAAGGAATTGGTGTCTCTAGGATATTTAAGAAATTAAAAGCTTATGATAAAATTCCTGCACTTAATAAGTTTTCTAAAATTAAGGTTAACAACAAAGTTGAGAAAAAAGAACACGTTTCACTTCCTATAGAATTTATACCAATGGTAAATGGAAATATAAGTAGTCCGGAATTTAGAAATGCTGCAAGTTATCTAAAGCGAAGAGGGCTAAATAAAATAGATGTACTAAGATACAATATAGGATATTGTGAATCAGGTCCGTATTCTGGAATGATTATAATTCCAAGTTATGACAAAGATGGTGTATTAAATTATTTTGTAGGCAGGTCATATTACGATACTACATTCAAGCACAA